AACTATCTGCTGCGCTTGGTCAATACCCGACTGGTACCACTTGTCTGCCGTCAACTTGGCTATACGGTCGGCCGCCGCGTTAATCGTAGAAGAGATACCCACAAGACGGTCTATGGACGCTTTACCGCCGGCAAGTAAACCGTTAATAATTTCTAGGCCAACGTCTGCGCCGGCACTAAGAATGGACTGCAATAGTGCGGGGTCATCTAGCCCGGCTTCTATAAGTTTTTCTATGCCGCCAGCAAGTTTGTTTGCCTTGGCGGCTTGCTCGTCGAGTACACCAAAAAAGGTTTTTGCGCCTTCGCTGTCGGCTGCTGTAGTCCATGCCGCGCCAACGTCAAATATGCCGCTTACTACGTCTCGGGTTGCGTTGTAGAAGTTGTTGTAGGTGTCGGTTGCCTTGGTTAACTGGTCATTGGCGCGCATGAGCGCGGGGCTGAACTGGTCTTTAACTGTCTGTACCGCGTCGTCGTATGCCTCTTTGAGTGCGCGTACCGACTCTGTGTGTTTGGCGTTTGCAGCTGCGGCGCGCTTGGCGGCTTCGCTGGCCTTGTTTGTGCTGGCGGTGCTTTTGGCTATTTCGGCGTTGGCTAGGCGTTGTTGTTCAATGTCTACGGCTTTTTGGTAGTTTGCGCGTTTCTGGTCTTGGTCAAGTTGCAGCAAGGTTTCTGACCATGCGCGGGTGTTTGCGTAGGCAAGCGCCAAGCCTTCATTGGTTTTGTCTAGGTCGGTTTGTAGTTTGCCTAAACGGAAACTGTTGCCCGTTATCGCGCTACCCAAGTTGATAATGCTTGAACCGAAGTTAGCGACGTTGAAACCGACCTGCTTGAGTTTGGCACCAAAACCGTCGGTTTCTTTAGTGTTCTTTTGTAGTACGTCTAAGACTGCTTGTGCCGGGTCAACAAAACGGCGTAGACGGCTACCGACTTCACCTATCACGCCGCCTAGACCGCGCTCGTCCATGATGTTTACGAGCTTGTCTACCTCGTCTAGCATTTTGCCTAGGTACGGCAAGACGCGGTAACCGATTGCTTCTACCATCTCGTCAAAACGTATTTTGAGTATCGCTAAACGGCCGGCATAAGTGTTGGCGTTAGCTGCGGCCGCGCCACCAAACTGCGCGGTAAGTGCCTCTTGTGCAGCCTTGAAGTCTTTAGTTTTAATGATGTTCTCGTCGAGCGGTACGCCCAACTTTTTTAGTGCCGTGAAATTGCCGTCGTAAGCCTTGCCAATAGCGGTGCTAACTGTCGTTAGGTCTTTACCCGTGGCTATTGACGCGTCTACGCTCAGCGTTAAAAGGTCTTGTGCCTTGGCTGCGTCGCCAGTGAACCGCACTAAACCAGCGAGCGCGGGGCGTAACTCGTCATCGGCTACACCGCTCGCTAATTGTGTTTGGTCAACAAAGTCGGCCATAGAGTCGGCAAGTGCTTGGTTAGGCCCAAGCGTGGCGCGCAGCTGCGTTTCTAAAAGTTTGGTGCTTTGCTCATCGGCAATAGCGGCTTTAGCGGCCAGCGCCAAACCGCCAGCCAATGCGGTAACCGCGCCAGCGGCGGGCACCATAGCGTTCTTGAGTAGAAACCCGCTCTTGGCACCGAAGCCTTGCAAGCTCTGAAACTCTTTTTTGGCTTTGTCAAAACCCGCCGAGTTAAGGCTAGAGATAATCGGAATGTTAATTGCCATTAGCGCGTCCTAGTCGTTACAAGGTTACGGTTAACAATAGTCATAACGCGCTCTACTATCTTGTCTACCTCGTCCTCGACGGCTGGTAGCACGCTCATGGCTGCGGGTTCAAGTGCGCGGGGCGCTGTACGTGGGCCGACGGTCTCGCCTTCAGCAATAAGGTTAGTAACAAACTGGCCGCCACCTCTGATGCCTGCATGGTCCCAGATAGCGCCGGCAACGTCCTTTTGCTGGAGTACAAGCAACTGGTATTGCGTCGCCTTAAAATCGGCTGTACGGCCGTTAGAGAACGTCACGGTACGGGCACGGCTACCACGTTTGCCAACCACCGAACGAATGCCAGCGACGACACGGGCGCGTGACCAACCCGTGCCGTCGCGGCCTTTAATCATGTTGCCATTACCCATACGAGACAACGGGGTAGCGGTCGGAATAAACGAGCGTGCAGCTGTAACAAGTCGAGTACCCGCGCCGCGCTGAATGTCTTTAGTTATCTGCCGGCGTAAAGTGCGGTCTACTTTGTTGATTTCCGCTAAAGCCTCTTGGATACCGTAAACCTGATAAGACGCGCTAGCGGGCATTTTGTTTACGCTGCCTTTCAAGTACATCTATAACGGTGGCTAAATCTGCTAAGTCAAAGTCTATAGCGGGTGGCCACCAGCCCGTGTGCAATAAAAGTTCGGCTAGTTGTCGCCGGACGCTGCCGGCACGGTAAAAGTTTCTGGCTCACCGTCTACTACTTCTAGGTTCTCAATACTGTTTATGAACTGGTCGAGCGTTGCCGGCACGATGACACCAGCGCGTTGGCTGGCTTCGTATGCCATAAAGGCTAGGTCTTCCATGCCTACACCGCTGCCTAGGTCACTGGCGCGACGCTTAAAGCGCCGTTCCCATGCGACAATGACCGCAAGGCTGGTGGTTACCTCGTAGGCATCTTCGTTTGTGCGTTGTACTTTAAGCCGTAACTGCATGTCGGGCTACCTTTCGGGTTAGTTGTTTTTAGGATACGTCAACGGTCAAAACACCGCCACGGATAACAATATCCATGGTGGCCAAGGTGCCAAGAGACGCGTTCATGACTGGCAAGGTTTCGAGATATCCGCCGCTCAAAGTAAAGCCGGGGTTTGTGGCTGAGTAAGTACCGGGGGTTGATGGTGCAGCTGGTGACACAATGATGGTGGCAATTTGGGTGCCGACAAGTGTGCTGAGCGTTGCGTATGACTCGGACGCTGCGTAGCTCGCGTACATTGTGATGGTGAGCTCGTTGTTTTGCAGGCCAGCGGTATAGACGCGAGCAGTACCACCAAAAGCAGTGGACTCTAAAGCTTCTAAAGTCTGGTTAAGTTGCACGCTTGTGCACTGGTCGGACAAATTGACAGCGCCGAAAAGCACGTCCGGATTTGATAGGTAAGTACTTGTAGCCATGGGGTTTACTCCTCGGGTGTTTCTTCTAAGTCTGTTTTAGCAGATTTTGGGGCTTTAGTGTGTGATTTCTCGACAATGAAACCGCCAGCCAAAAGGTAGGCGACATCGTGGCCGTCTGGGTTAAAAGGTTCGCCGACTACGCCGACTCGGGGGCTGTTAACTATGTACATGTTTTCCTAACTTGTTTGCGCCTGCATGGCTATGGTCAAGTCGTAAGCAGGATACTCAGCACCACCAATTACGGCGATGGTTGGGCGGCCGTCTTGTACGCCTACTTTAGCGCCAATGACTTTAGCGGCAAGGTTCATAAGCGAACGTTGCGCGTCTAGGTTGTTTGGGCCAAGTGTGATGCAGCGCACCGGGAACAACATTTTTACGATGTTGAAGTTAAACGCCTCGAATGTTGGCGCGTCAATAAAAACACATGGTGGCACAAGGTTGCGCGGGTCGTTAACCACTTGAAGACCGCTAACGGCGCTGAGCGTGCTAACTAAGTCGTCTAGAGCCTCGTTAAACAGGTCTGTGTAGTTCACTGGCACGAGTTATGCCACTTGCGGTCTGTCAATGCCAAGCAGTTGTTTAATCACGCCAGACAAGCCCGTAACAGTTACCGCGCCACCATCGCCAAAACTGGCGAACGAGTCAATGCTGCCGCGCTGGCGGTACAACATGCCGCCGTACTGAATGGTGCCAAGCGTTACGTCACCACTTGGGCTAGTTGCCAATGCGTCAATGTAACCAGCCTCTTGCCTACGACGGAAACAAAACGCGTTTGCAGCTGCCGCGCATTGTGTCAAGAATGTGGTGTCGGCTGCCGTAGCGGTGCCGATGCCTAACCAGTCTTCAATTTGGGTAGCCGTAATCCAAGTGCAAACGGGCACAAAACTTAGCGTGCCGGTGGCTGGGCCGCGCTCGACATCTGCCGCCGTTAAAGCAAACAAGACTTGGTTTTGTATCGGCAAGTCGTAGTTATAAAGCAGGTCGCCGTACTCGTCTACGCCTAAGAAATAGAACTGCGGGCAAGCATAAACAGTGCGCGTACCGTTAAATGTTGCGTCAACGGCCGCCACTGTGATGCTGTCGCCGGGCTGTACCAGCGCATTAGTGAGCAGTTGCAATACGCCGTAGTTATCGGCGATTTGCTTGTGCGTGATTGTGTAAACCGCCATGGCGGTGGCCCGCCTTTCGGGTTAAGCGTTGACGAGTTTTACAAACTTGGTTGCGTCGGCCATGAAGACTGCGGCGTAACCACGGAATGCGATAGTGCGGCCAAGCGTGCTAGGCACGTCTACCGAGATAGCGCCTTTCATTTGCTCGTAGAACTCGAAGCCAGCTGCTGCACCAGCGGCATGACCAACTACACCGGAAATGGTGCCGGTGGTGGTTCCGCCAGCCATGTTTTTGTCAACTACAAGCGACAAACCGAGCGGGTTACCGTTCCATGAAGTTGCGGTCTGTGAGCCTGCGGCGTTGTAGCCACCAAGTCCGGGGCCTACAAATGGGAACACTGGGCGCTGGTCGCCATCTACTGCCATACCGAGTTTTGCCCATGTCAAAGGCGACACGACATAATGAGTTGGCAAGTAGTTGCTGGTGTTAGAGATTTGGTACGCAGCACCGTAGATTGCTTCAATGATGTCGGCACCGCTAAAGCTGGTAAGCGTTTCGGTTTGTGTGGTTTGTGCTACCAACTGGTCTACTGCGTAGTTATCGGTTGCTTGACCGTAGGCGATAGCCAACTGCTCAAGAATGATGTTGATAGATGCGGGGTCGCTCCAGTCAAGGTCTTGTTCCGAAACTGTTACGTAAGTACCGAAAGTAAGTTTGCTTACGTCGTTGTTAGAAACAACAACGGTTGATGGGTCGAGCGTGTTGAGCTGACCAGTTGGCTGCTGTGTGACGCTTGGGCGCGTAGTAATTGTCGGGCGGCGGAATGTTGCGCCAGCGGTAGGCATTGCTTTTGTACCGATAGCGCTAACAAACGGGCGAATTGGGTTAAGCGAGTCGTACACACTGCCAGTAATAACTTCGGGCAAGATACCCGGCGTATCGGCGGTGGTGATGTCTGGCGCAGCTGCTTTAATGCGTGCATTCATTTCCGCAAAAACGCTGCCGCCTGCGGGCATTGCTGCAATGTATTCGCTAGGTGCTGGCAACTTAAACTGTGGTTTTGCAGTTGCCCACAAAGGCGCTGTAGGTGTTGATGCCTCTACTGCTGGTGCTTGGTTTTCCATGACGGGTGACTCCTCTGGGGTTTCTGTAGTTTCTTCTTCGGTTTCGTTCT